GTCACGTAATGCTGGTAAGAAACCTATTGCGGCAGACTGATTAAATGTTCTAATGTGTTGTTTTGCTTCTTGTTTACTAATGTAAAAGTTATCTGCAACATTATAAGAACCCCAACCCTCTTGTCGTTTTTCTTCACCTTGTTGTTGCATGTAGATACTAAAAGCATATCCCCAATTTAAGAGAACACCATCACAATCAGTAAGAATAACTTTGTTGTAAGGGTCTTTGTTCAGCATGTAAGTATTATAACAAATACTACATGGAATGTCAAGTAACTAAAGAAATTAAATAGAAGTTCAGACCCATGAAAAGTATTGTTCCTACTTGTAAGATTGATGCATAGACTACGAACCTAAGTGCATTGTCTGACCACCATTTTAACTCATTTTCTTGCCAATCCTTAATTTGTTTAGGAGTTGCTTCTTTATATGTGTATTGTTTTTTACTCATAATTAATTGTTGATAATAAATTCTTTTGCTACCTGATAAATTGTTTTCTTGCCATCTTTTAATGCAATTAAATTTCTTTTTCTATTTTGCGATAAGTCTGCTTTACATGAAGCATGTACCCACCCACTATTTGGCCCATCTGCTGGATTAAAAAATTCTAGAATGACTTGGTCATACTCACAATTATCTGTAATCCAATCTGCGACTTCTAAGTTAGACACACCATCTATTTCTAAATCAAGTGCTTCACCTTTACTGTGTTGTGATTTTGTTGAACCACCAATTGCTTCGTTTAGTGCTAATGACCTATAACCACTATTGATTCTTACTGGTTTGCCAAAGTGGTCTCTCAATGGTTGTGCAATTTCATCAACTACGACTTGCAAATTATCATAATGTTCGCTATTAATAGGCATATTATTAATACCTAACTTTTTTGCTGTAGCACTTCTTATTAGTTCTTCAAGACTAAAGTTTTTGCTAAGTTTCACAAACTCTCCTTCTTAAATCACTTGTAGAAAATCTATGGTCACGATTATTAAAATACAATTCTATATCTCGTTTTCTACAGATATCTCTACCAGTAAATGGTTTATCTCTATACTCTTCACCGAGTATTCTTACGTCTATTGTATATAGACTTAACAAGTCTTCCAAATCTTTCTCTGTTGCATATGGGATAATTTCATCAACGTATTTAATACCTTTTAACTGAGTATATCTTTCAACGATGGTTTGTATCGGTGCATTCTTTTCTGCTCTGTCAACGCTTGGGTCCATCTGGAGTGCAACGATTAAATAGTCACATTGCTCTTTTGCATCACGAAGCATTTGTACATGACCAGCATGAAGTAAATCAAACGTACTGCAAGTAAAACCTATTCTCATTGTAATCTTTTCCATGTTGAATGTAAAACATAAAACCAAACACCATTGATTGCTGGTTCGACAAGTGCAACTGCACCTGCTTCCCATAAACTTGCACCTGTCATTACAGATACCACTGTCATTGCAATAATGACATGACCAGCAGTATAAATTAGTGCTAACGTTAAACTAGACTTCTTAAGAAGACTATTAAATGCACCTTGGATACCCGTGGTAAATTCTGTCATTTCATATTACCATCTTTTGCTTCTTTAAATACATAGTTTGTTATCATAATAGGAACAAGAACTGCAATATGTATTATGATTGAAGTGACAATATTATAATTTTGCCAGTCTAACCAGACAATTGCAACTATTCCAAAGTAACAAGACCACATTACAAACAATGCTAATGTAAAATAACTTTGAATACTTGGGTCTTTAATATAACTTAGTGGATTGTATCGATTGTCCATGACACTTCGCCAACAAGTCAATACCCATTCAATCAATTTCATTACTATCTTCATTTTTTCTCCAACATTTCTTTTGTCATAATATAGTCACGTACAAAATCAGAACGAACTATATCTTTCCAATCAAACTCTATAACCGAAAAACTGTTTAGATGTTCAATTATATTAATAAACTCAATAATGCCTGCTTTATCTTTTGCTTGTTTAAAATCACTTTGATAGTAATCACCACAAAATATAATTCGACAATTATGACCAACTCGTGTGATTATACTATCTAATTCATGAAATGTCAAGTTCTGACATTCATCTATTATAAGAATAGAATCATTAAACGTGGTACCACGAATATAAGATGTTGATAGAAACTCTATCTGGTGCTTAGTCTTAAGTGTTTCATAAGAGTTTTTATCTTTAAATAATTCTGTACACATTTGTTGATAAGGTGTTTCGAATGCAGATAACTTTTCTTCTACTGTTCCTGGTAAAAACCCTAAGTCTCTTGTTGGCACAACACTTCTTATGATAACAAGTTTCTTATGATTTGACTTACCAAAGACTTCATTTAGTCCAAGATATAAAGACATAAATGTTTTACCTGTACCAGCACTACCATTTAAGACTAAATTATCTCCAACATTCCATGCAGAAAATGTTTCTTCTTGATGTTTAGTTATGGGTTTTATATCAATCGATTTTAATTTCATCTATGCTAGACAATTCAATGTCTTCAAATTTCTTATCATCTACTAACCAAACTAGTATTTTCTCTCCTTGTTTCTGATTTATTTTCACATCTTGAAGAGTACATTTTTTGGTAAACACTTTTTCACTGGTCATGCTCTTGAAAGTAATAATTACATTACCTTTTAGTAAGTGTTTTTTTAGTGTTTCAAATGTCATGTAAGGGTATATGTGCATTAATGGTTACGTTTACCATCAAAGACACAAACAAAATATAAGTCTTCTTCGGTATCATTATAAACTCGGTGAAAAGCACCGTCAGGAATCAAAACTACTGTCCCTGGTTTGACATCGATTTCCTGATTATCAACTGTCATAAAACCTGTTCCTTTTACAAATAAATAAACTTCTTCTTGACCAGAATGATTATGTCCTGTTGTTTGTTTATTTGCACGAAGTAATGTTGAACTCAAAACAAGATTGTTAAGAGTTTTATTATCTTTGAGTAAATAGGTTTCATTGTCTTTGACAACTTCACCACCTATATCATCAATCGTGAATTGTATTTCTTTTTGAGAGTCCATGTTTTACTGCTACTTCACTATTACCACCAGCACCTTTTTTTATCTTACCAAGTAAATCTTTCCAATCACTACTCGTTCTACTTAACGTAGACCCTGCTTGTGATATTGTAGATGGTGCAGATATTCTTTTTTCAAGGTGTGGATTGTCTGCTTTAAATTTATCTAAGTCTTTATAAGACATTCGATGTTCTTCTGTCTTTTCTGTTTTAGTGTTGTAAAATTCATATGTTATCATAATATACTATTTATAGTTGACGTAAGGGAGACTCGATACTCCCTTACGAGATAAGACCACCCCCTATTGTGTTTCGTTATAAGAATCACATATAGATTGCTTAAGGAATCCACGTTTCAACGTTAGTTTTCGAACCAGATTATCTTTACCTTGTTTCTTTAATCGATAAATTCTATTATCTAGTTCTCTTTCATCTTTCCTTAAACGTTCTACTTGTGCCAATGTCATACATTGCCCTCCTTAAGTATCATAACGAAACTGGGAGTCAAGTTCTTTAAAGTTCCCTACTTATGCATCAAATCCAGAACCTTTAATCAAACCGGGGAATGCCTCTTTCGCAAGACCCTCTGTAAGATATTTGCAGGGTTGTTCTTTGTTTATCATTTTAATAACAATCTCTGCATCTTCGGCATGAATAGATTCTAGTAACTGTACGAATCTTCGTTCTATTTTGAATTGAGGTATACCTTGAGATTTTCTACCACGTACAAAATCACCAAATTGTCTATGCAATCTTCTTAATGAAGATGGCGTACTTTCTGGTCTATTGGGTGTATATGGTGGAGTACCTGCAGGTAGTAAAAATTCAAGAGTACTATCGTAACAACCTCTAACCACATCTTTCAATGCTGGTATAGAGTTGTCTTGTAAAAATTTAACTCTTTCGTTCTTACTCTTTATCTTTTCAAAACGTTCAAAAATTTCAAATAGTTCTAATTCCATAATTATATCCTATAAAGTTATATATAAAAATCACTCTCTTTACGAGAGTAATTTCACCAATTCAACTATTTAGTTATGATTTAAAAGCATCTAAAAGAATGCTCTTATTTTCCTGAGAAACCCCAGGCATATCTGTGATTAGTTGACCATCACTATCGCAACACTCCATATCAAACTTTGTTTGAATGAAGTCTGCTTGTTGTTCGACATATTTTATAAAAGATGAATATTCTTTCTCACCATGTGCCCTTCTTTCAGCACAATTCTTTGCATACATTAATCTAGCAAATGCATCTAAATCAGATAAGTATTCTTCTGAGTGGTCACCAGACCAATATGGTTCGCTTCTAATATTACTCATTTTCAATTCTTATGTTTTCAATAAAATAATTTTCAAGTAAACTTTCATTCTCTTGAATATCACCATTTAACTGCATTCTGTTTTCTACAGATTGACATGCTAAGTCATAACATTTCGTGTCAGACGATGCAAACAATTGACACTCTTTACTGTTAAGTGCAATCGTTACAGGATAACCAGTCGCTATATGCTCTAGTTCTACGTAATTTTTTAACTCTATCATTTATACCTCTTTATTAGTTAAGTTATTATTATACTTGGTTTTACAAGAATTGTCAATAAAACTTTCATTTATTTTTAATTTATTGATATTTGGTATTAATGGTAAACCTGACATTGACAAAAAATCTTTTTTGATTTGACTGCCTCCCACAACTTTTGTATATCTATATTTTCCTTTATAAAATTCTTTTTCTAAAGCAATATACTTAAATATCTTTTTCTCTGCTTGTTGCATTGCCATTATGCGGCCTCTTTGATTTCTTGAGACTGAGCAACAACGTTGTTCTTGTAAACTTCAAGAATTTCATTGTAAGAAAACACTTTAAAGTAGTAAGGCACTTTTGTCACTTTACCATCAGCATCTTCTTTTTCTCTCATCATCATAAGAGTAGCAAATGCTTTAGCACCTTTAAGATATTTACCAGCAATTGTCTTGCCATTACTATCTTTTACTTTAAGCATTTGTTTGAATGTACCGAACTTGTCACCTTCTTCGGCCCCACTTGCAAGTAAGATATCAAAGTTCTGACCTGTATACTCTCTTTTTGTTAAAACATTAATCATTTTTACCTCTCTAATTAATTAATTTATGTTGTTATTATAACAAGTGAATCAAGTATTGTCAAGTCTTTTTTTCACATTTTTTATATGTCCACGAAGTTGTTCCATATTAATCTTAGTATCGTAATCAAATAAACTTAAATCTATAGGTTCTGGACATGACTTAATTAGGTCATCTAAGTGAATAGTTTCGATTCTACCTTTTAATATGTATTGACTATTGACTATTTCTAGAATATCATCCATGTCACGTTTCTGAGTCCACATGGAGTTGTTGACAGAAACATGCCCAGTAGATGATACATCTATGTCGTAAAAATCGTCTGGTGAGACTCCTAGAGAGTCTGGTATGCATTCAGAATTACCACTTATGTAGTTTACTAGTAATGGAATTGCTGTATCTACACTACCATAGTGTGAAATAAATTCGATGTCATACTCTTTACACATGTCTATATGTTTTTGTGTCATTGTAAATCCACACATAACTAATATTGTACCTTTTTGTAGTCCACCATTTTTATCAAAGAATTCAATAAACCAATCTAGCATTTTTTCATTTGGTATCATTACGTGATTAAAGTTAATTAAATTAAGACCTTTGACTTGCCATTCAGTAAACTCTGCCATTGTAAACGACCTATGTTTTTTAACTACCATAAGTGACGGCAATAGTGTACATAACATTGCACTAACATGGTGCATATTTTTACTATGTAATATTTTAGTATCTGGTTTTAATTTAAAAATATCTATATTTCTTTTTGCTATTGCATATACTTCTTTATGTGTGAATTCAATTTTACGAGAAGGTTTAGTAGAACCAGATGTAGAACTAATTAAAAATACATCATCTTCTGATACTTCACTAATGTAGTCCATACCTGTCGGTACTTTTAATTTAAGTTCTCGTGCATCAATTAGTTCTTTACTATATTCACGAATCATTTTACCATGCAAACCACCATAAAGTTCATCGCCTTTAAAAGCATTATGAATTAAATAATCGACAGGACCATGAAGTGCGAGTTTAGTATAAGGTAAAGACTCTTTGGTTGCAGGCGCATCAATCAAAAATATTTTTAAACCTAACTCGGCACATGCAATAATAGATGTTAAATGTAAATGATTTACATCTAGAATACCAATAGCAATTGTTTCTCCTTTGCGAACATTGTAGTTCTCTTTGAGTAACATTTTCCATTGTCTTATTTCATAAACAAGTTCTGCTTTTGATTTATTGGCATCAAAGTTTATTTCGTCATTGATAATGTTACGACTAATTTTGTTTTCCGACATCATATACAATTTTGTGTGTAAAAGGTTCTGTAATTTTACTTTTAAAAAACTCAAGTGATTCTGAGTCAGGAAATAGTATTCTCTCTATTTCATGTTCACGAACTGCCTTAACTGCATAGTCTGTAATGTATTCATAAACAGGTGCTTCTTCGGGGCGTTCAGTATGGTCCATCAAAGTAATATTAAATATTTCTTCACAATTCATTAGTGCTGGTAAAAAGTAGTAATCAATACATCTATTGTGATGAATTGGTCTAGACATTGCACAATTTTTATAAGGAAATGGATATTGTTTTGTAGATTCGATAATTTGTTTATGTGTAAAGTAATCAGGGTGCCACCATTCATCAATTTCTTTTATGTCCATACATGGGTCAATAGACATAACTGCATACGAATCTTCACTTACTTCCCAGGGTTGGATAGGTGTACCGGGATATGGTGCAACATCGTCCATCAACATAACATTGTTTGTGCCTTGTTCGTTTTCCCAATGATTATATAAATTTATTACATCGGCATAGAGACCATCTTTTAAATCCATACGAGTCAGACCACCTGAATTGTTTGGGTCTAATGGTTTATTTAAATCATGTACACAAAATTCTTGATAACCACGAAAATACTTACTGTGAATAGTAATCATATATTGAACAGCATCTAACATATGTTTTGCATCTTTTCTTGTTTTTAATATTCTATCTGAGCAAGTAATAACTTTAAATCCAAGTTCCCATGCCGCAAACAAGGCCGCATAGTAATCATTTGGACAATTTAATGTTGTGACACTAATACTATCATTCTTTTTTATACCTTTATCAAGATACATATGTTTGAACTTGTTGATTCTATGGCATATTTTTTCATATGATGTGCCATTTATGATGATATTAGGATTTATTAGTTCTCTTGAAATAATCATTTTTCATTTCTTTTATAAATTTAGAATGTATCTTACACCCAATAAACTCATTGAAGTAATCGTTTCTTAATAGAACGTCATTTTCAAATTGAAGTTTTGTTTCATAGTAAGAACACTCGCCTTTTGTTCGACATAATTGTAATATTTTTCTGTCAAAATGAAATCCTTGTTCGACAAGTTGTTTAACTTCTGCAGACGAACCATGATAAATTTTCCAATCAGATTGGACTCTAGTAATAACTTTACGTTTTCTTGATTTATTTTTAGGTAAAACTTTCTTTTTCCAAAAGAATTTCTTACCGATATATTTCATACCAGTTTCAAGTTCTGTTACTTCGTAGACGAAACCTTGATAGTTTTCAAGTTCTTCTTCATTCATATCGAATGGTTCATCATTATAATACCACATAATTCTATTTATTTATTCTTTATCATGTAGTGCCTGAACTCTAGATTCATCATTACCCCACCATGTAATTAGTGCTAATCTTACTCCGTCTGTAACTTCTGTTACAGAATGTAATGCATCACCTGGTATTAAAAGAGTTTCATTTGCTTTTATTTTAATTTTTTGCCTTTGATATGGAGATTCTGAATTAGCATATTCATTAATATAAAAGTCGCCACCTTTAAATTCATTTGGTTCAGATATTAATGTTGTTGTTGAAATAAGACTAAATGCATCTTCGTGTTTATGTGGAGTTGCAAGAGCGCCTTGTTGATATTCTATAAAATACCAAGATTGTAAATTTAAATCTATTTTAAAATGTTTTTTTATTTTATCTGTAAATTTATTTGGTGTATCAGATGCAGTTTTAAAAATTGAAATTAAATATTTGTATATGTGAATACTATTCTTTGGTACTATGGGTTTGTATTCTAGAGTTTTAGACAACTCTTTTAATTCTTTAAATTCTGTATCTGTAAATATAGTATCAAGATTTAATTTCATCGTGAACTATTTAGACTTAATTTAACAGTTCAGTTACGATAGCATCTGCGCCGCACATTGGGCAAAAAACAGGTTCTTCGTTTTCTCCTTCTTCAACAATTACGTGTGTGTCGACACCACATACATCGCATCTTATTTCGTATTCTCTTTCGACAGAATCTAACAAACTAACAACCTACATTTGCTATTGCTTCATCTAATTTATCTTCGATACGTTCTAATGATTGAGGTGTGTCTACACTTTCCCAACCCCACTCACCTTCAAGACCATTGACAGAATACTCTGTAACTCTTTTCTCAAAGAAGTTATCATGTGATGCACCATTGAGTACCCAATCTAACCACGGGAGTGGATTGTCTTTTGCATTGAAGTTTGGTTTCATACCAAGTTGAAGAAGTCTTCGGTCTGCAATATGTCTTATGTATTGTTTGACATCTTCTTTCTTAAGACCTTCTATTTCGTGGTCGTTGTATGCAAGGTCAATAAACTTGTCTTCTAACTTAACAACATCTTTTGCAATCTTGTAGATTTTAGATTTAAGTTCATCTGTGACTATACGTGTGTGTTCACCACAAAAATCTCGAAATAGTTTTGCATTACCTTGCACGTGTAAAGTTTCGTCACGAATTGACCACTCAACAATTGTTCCCATACCTTTCATTTTACCATAACGTTGAAAGTTTAATAACATGACAAACGATGCAAAGACAGAAAGACCTTCATTGAATACTGATTGTGCAAGTGCTAATGCTAAACCTGTGTGAGTTGAAATATCACCATCTTTCATAAAGTCAATCTTATCTGCCATTTCTTTGTATTCTAGAAATGCACTAAAGTCTTCGTCTGGTAAACCAAGAGTATCATTAAGTAATGCATATGCACGTTGATGAACACCTTCTCTGTTAGCAAAAGAAGATAACATATTTCTTACTTCGTTATTCTTGAACTTTGGTATTAACAGTTCGTGATAGTTTTCACCTACTTGGACATCACTTTGGGTGAAAAGTCTTAGTACTTGAGTAATGAATAATTTTTCGTCTTCGCTGAGTTTGGTTCTCCAATCCTGTACGTCTTCTGACAGTTCCGCTTCGTCTTCTATCCAATGTATTTCCTCGTGTTTTTTGGTTAGTTCAACTGCCCATGGGTAGATGAAAGGTTTGTATGTTTTTGAAAATTCTAATAATGCCATTGTTATCCTTCACATGCTTTACACTCTTCCGAGTCTTCTGTTTCTGTTTTGTCAAATAGTTCCATAAGTTCATCATAACCACCCACATATTCACCTTGTAAATATATTTGTGGAACTGTTTTAACACCTTTTCGACCTGTTACTTCTCTTGCAGTTTTACCAATCTCTTCAAGATTAATCTCATCGTATGGTATACCACGAAGTTTCAGTTCTTCTTTTGCAAGTTGACAGAAAGGACAATTGGGTTTTGAATAGACAATTGTACTTGTGTCACTTTGGAGTGCGACTCTCTCTACTTTTTCAGAAACATTCTCAGCACGAGACTTTGCTTCTGTTCGCAAATAATATAATCCTTTCAGACCTGAACTCCATGCACGTAAGTGGACTTTGTTCACATATGATTTATCTGCTGTACCAGGAAAGAATAAGTTAACAGACTGTCCTTGACAGATATACTGTTGCCTATCTCCTGCATGACGAACTACCCAGTTTTGGTCTAATTCATCTGCTGTTTTATATATACTTTTTTCACCTTCTGTAAGAAACGAAAGATGCTGAACAGACCCCTTATTAGTGATGATAGAACTCCAAATGCTATCATTATTCATTTCTTTTGATTCAAGTAGTTCTTCTAGATATTTGTTCTTGACAAGAAAACTACCAGCACGAGTTCTGTGTGTGTATGCATTTGCTTTAAGTGGTTCTATTGAAGGACTTGTTCCAAGAATAACACCACTAGATGCATTTGGGGCAATCGCAAGTAAATGAGAGTTTCTTTTACCACTCTTTGGTCCATCTAAATATGCACCACGTTCTTCTGCAAGTTGCTCTGTTTCTGCATGTGCTTCATCATGAATGAACTTAAATACTTGGTCGTTAATATCTTTTGCAAGTTCAGATTCCCATGCAACACCATGCTTATGTAAAAGGGAGTGAAATCCCATTGCACCAAGACCTAAACTTCTTTCTCTTGATGCAGAATACTTTGCACGAGCAATCGAGTCTGGTGCATTGTGTATGAAGTACTCCAGCACATTATCTAACATTCGTATTAAATCTCTTACGATTGTAGTATCTTTCCATTCATCATAGTATTCTAGATTCAATGATGATAAACAGCAGACTGCAGTTCGTTCAGCACTTGTAGGTAAATGTATTTCATTACATAGATTACTTCCATGTATTTTAAGTCCTGCATCTTTCAGTGGTTGTGGTAAATTATTGTTTGCAGTATCAATAAAGTTTAAATATGGTTCACCAGTTCTAAATCTAATTTCAAGTATTCTTTCCCATAACTTTCTTGCTTTGACAGTTTCTTTTGTACTACCATCATTTGGGTCAATTAAATTAAAATCACTATTTGTCATAACTGCTTCCATAAACTTATCTGTTATGTTAATCGCATTGTGTATGTTTAGTGCTTTACGTTGCACATCACCAGTAGGTATACGAATGTTTAGAAACTCCATAATGTCTGGGTGGTCAACATTCATGTATGCGGCATAACTACCTTTACGTGTTTTACCTTGACGATATGCAATCATATCAGCATCTACTGTATGTAGAAATGGTATTGGACCAGGTGCAATATCAGATACAGTTCTTACATCTGACCAATGACCGCCTACACCACCACCCATAATAGATAACCATCTAAGTTCAGATGAATGGTCAATTAAACCTTCAAGTGTGTCTGGTACGTAAGTAAGAAAACAAGATATGGGCATACCTTTTGATTTACTTTCTTGCCCATTGGGTGCATTTGATAGAACAGGACTTGCAAACATAAACCACTTATTACTTACATAATCATAGAGTCTTTGTGCGAGTTCTTTATCTGTCTTACCATCGTATTTTGACCATGCTAAACTGGCACGTGCAAATCCTTCTTGTGGTGATTTTTCATAATTTGTGAGATAAAAATCTTTCAGCATTCCAACTGAATAATCTTCTAATAGTTTATCTCTTTTTTTGTCAATGTTTAAGTCCAAGTCTTCTCCTTGTTTGTGAAGTTAAAGTGGACTATTATACTCTACTTAGAAAGTATTGTCAATGATTATTTTTTTGCTTTACGATTCTTGTCGATTGCTCTAGACCCAAACCAGAATGATATTATTGCGGCAAAGATTGCTTTTGTATCTTCGTCCCACAATATATTAATCGCTTCTTGAAAGTCTGTTCCTGCCTGTATTGCGCCATATAGAAGTGTGCCCTCTATAACTGCGAATAAAAGAAAGAATGCATATGTAATGATTGGTCGTACTGACCTCGCTAATCCACCTATAAATCCTGTACCTGATTGCAACACTATATCGTGTTGAATTAATCTTTCGTGTTCTTTGTCTTTTGCTTGTGCTTCGAATAAATTAAGTGTTTGTTTGCCTAATTCTTTTTGGAGTTTTGCTTGAACTTGGAGTTGTTCTGATTGTATTTTTGCTTGGACTTCTAACTTTTTGAGTTCGAATTTTTGGTCTGATTTTTCTTTGAAACTGTCTAAGATACCTGGGATTATGGACCCACCGAAACCTAATAAACTACCTAATAAACTCAACATAATTTTCTCCTATTCTTATATATACAATTAAAATTTTTAGAGTTTAATTGTCAACTT